CGTGTTAAATCCAATTTGATGTCTACCATCTAATCTTCTTAAAGAATCTGTAGATAATCCAGAAATAGTAACGACATCACCGACAACTAAATCATGAGGTTGGGATGAAAGTCCAGTTACTTGTCCATTCTGATTATTATAAGTAAATACTATATTTTCAATCTTAACTATGGTTGAAGCGATTGATATAATTTCTTTTCCTTCAACAAATGATACCTCACCAGAAAATCCATTTCCTTTTCCTAAATTTTGAATTCTAAGATCATCTTTGACTTGATATCCAGTCCCAGCACTTAACAATTCATATCTGTCAATTCTACCCGCTGATGCATAATTAACTTCAACCTCTTGATTAACTTTTTTACGACTATCATGTATTCCCTCATAATCTGCACCAGATCCTTCAAGTTTATATGGATTTGTATTTCTTCTTAATCCTAAAGTGTTTAAGTCTAAATCTTGATTGTTTGTCTCTACAAAATTAAACTCATCGGGCTGTGCAGCATAATTTTTACCAATTAGATATGGAAATACTGGCGAACGGAAGTTTTTAAATGTTCCACTCGTCTCATTTTCATTTGGATTAATTGTTGCAAAGTAAGCAAAAGTTCCATTTGGATAATCTGGAGTAATACAATATCTTCCATTATTTTCATCTAAATCACCATTTCCAAGAAACTCATAATCTTCAATAAAGAATCCAAGTGGGAATGTAGATATTGGAG